GGAGGCTAAAGGTATTATTTAATTTTTTATCAGAGCAGATCCACCACTTCAGCAAGAGCAGGAGTTGCTCCGGCAGGAATTGTACCGGCGTTATCAAGTGCAAGAACAACAATATCCCCAACAGAGTAATCTGCACCAGGTACCGCAACACCAAGAGGATCAGCTGAAGCGACAACTGCGCCACCAACAACAGAAAGACCAGCTGCAGTAGATGCGTTACCGTCACCACCACCGGAATCTTCAGTGCTAACAAAGAAGAAGTTAGTTGCGCCGTCAGCAGCGTTGGTGTAGCCGGAGCCTCCATCAAGTAGGCTGATGGTAAGAATTCCGCCCTCAGGAGCCGAGCCTTCAACAACTTCAGTTTCTGTCTCACCAGAGATACCAGAGATCACTTCACAAAGATTGAATGTAGCAACCATGAAATGAAAGTCTTCTTCTCCTTCAAGGCCTACATAACGAGTAACGTTAACTAATTCGGAGGTAAGCGCAGTTTTGTCCGCGGCGGGGACATTTGCATTAGCCTGAAGAGCAAGGACAATTTGCTCAAGGCACGCATAAGCATTGCGCTTTGTTTCAAAACCCATAGAAGGGCCGCAGCTTTTAAACTTATTAAGAGCCACAAGAGCGGCAGCAGCTTCGCCAGCCTGTGCTTGGACGAGAGGATCGGCCTGAAACTCAGTTAACAGAGTCTGTAGCTTTAGTTTGAATTCAAATTCAATACCGAGGGTACGAGATAAACCCTCGTTTAGAATATTAGCCATAGTATTGTTTTATAACAAATCTAGTTATCTTTAAACCAGGACGTAATCCAGAACAGACTCCCCGAGTTTAGGCTTGATTATTTGATATGGCAGAGTGGAAATGTTTTCGAGATAGTTCTTCATATAAGCATAGTATTGCTTATGTTCTTCCTCTCTTACAAGGAGTTGGTTACGCTTATAGTACGGAGTTGCATTAGGGAATAGCTCGTCGATTTCTTTAATATGGTTTTCTTTCGCCCATTCCCAATCTCTTTTCACAACAAGAATATCAAGAGACTTACTTACAGCAAAGAAATACGACTCTGCTGCCACAGCCCACTCTGGAGAGATGATGATGTTCCTACGAAACTTTTCATAGAAGCAAACTTCAGAGAACCCTCGGTCACAAAGGATATATTCTGCGGTGTTCCGTGTGGTAACTTTATTTAGAGGCTCAATATATTGTTCAATAGGGCTATTATGGTGAGGCTGAGGTCCAGAGAAATGAAGCTTTTCTACGTTAGCAAACTCATTAATTACATTATAGCTATTTTCAACGAGGGTGCTTTTTCCAACACGATCGGGACCAAGAACAGCAATAATACGTGGGAGCATTAGAGAGAATAAGGTGTATGTATACAATTATATCATGGATGGCTGAAGTTTAAAGCTAAATTAGATATTTTGTTATAGTCACATGACAACTCCGAATCATAGGTGGGGGATTAGATACTCCTCCGATTCTGCTAAAAACTTGGCGTACATTCAAACGCAATATACCAACGACAACACTTTTGCTAAGCCCGGTGAGCTCTTCCTAAACGAAAACCTCCAAGAAATCTACTATGTAGACCATTCTGACAATACTGCTAAAAAGCTCGCTGGAGTCTGGGCCAAGACTGGATCAGATGCTTATTACTCAGCAGGTAAAGTAGGGATAGGTCTATCAGCCCCGACCGCTCCACTTGAAGTCGCCACTACATGGAACGACGTAAACGTTACTCATTATGGTGTTAAAATCACCGTCACCGACACGGAATCGGCTGCTGCTTCTAAACCCCTTGAGATCACAGTAGGTGGGTCTTCTAAGCTATCTGTTTCTAAGGCCGGGGATCTTACTGTTGCTGGAAAAGTCACCCTACCCTCACAGCCTCCGGCATCTGCCACAGCTAACGGTTCTACCGGAGACATTGCTTGGGACACCGACCATATCTATATTTGTGTAGCGACCAATACTTGGAAGCGTGCTGCACTTGCAACCTGGTTATAAAAGTTTAAAGTTATATGAACATTAGTTAATTCATATCTTGATGTTCCGACACTTTATTATTAGTTTGAGCAGGGTCCCTTAAGCGCAGCAATGTGCTTGGGGGATTTTTGCTATATGGAGACCCTATGGCACGTAAAGTAAAAAACACTCGTAGACAAAAAATCCGTACCGAACAAATCTATATGCCACAGAATCGAGAACAAGACCAAATAAAAATTATTATGCCTCGTAACCCATCTCAAGTAGATGCGTTAAATTGCCTAAAAACAAAGACTCTTACGATTCTAACAGGACCTCCAGGCACAGCAAAAACCCTTCTCTCTGTTTATGCTGCTTGCCAAGCACTTCAAAAAAGAGAAATTGACAAGATTTATTATGTAAAACCCATCGTTGATGTGGTGGGTGAACAAGGCCTCGGTTTTTTGCCAGGCGAAGTTGATGAAAAAACTGCGCCCCATATTGCTCCGTTAAAAGATGCCTTATCTGTATTTATGCCAAAAGGCAAAGCAGATTATCTCATTGAAAAGAAAATAATTGAATTTGTTCCTCTAGAGCACCTCAGGGGCAGAAGCTTAGCTAGATGTTTTATCATTGCTGACGAAATGCAAAACGCAATCCCCCACTCGGTGCTAACTGTACTTACTCGATTAGGAAATGATAGCAAGGTGGCTTTACTTGGTGATGTTGTACAACGTGACCTTGACGGAAAGTTTGGTCGCGATGGACTCTCTGATGCAACAAAAAGGTTGGCCAAGCTTAATGAGGTTGGTCATGTTGAGTTCTCCTTTAGTGAAATTGTAAGATCTGGGTTTGTAAGGTCTGTAATTAGAGAGTATGCGGATCTATACGCAGCGTAGAGTTTAAAGTAACTATATATTATAGTTGCAGTACTATGCCTGGTAAGCTACCTGGGGGAAAATTAAGAATATCTAGAGTTGTTCCCCCTCTTTCTACAGTTGCGGATCCTACGGACACTGAAGTTAAATACTTTGGTCTTATAAGAGACGACGCTCTTAGTGATCTTGAGTCTAGCACGGAAGCGTTGCAAGAAGTGCTAAAGGACATTCAGTCTGTCTCTGAAAGAGAGACGGAAGGGGTATTTAACTTAAAAGACGTTTCGATTCTAGACGGCATTGAGGTTTTTGGAGTCGCAAAAGAAGACCTTTCTCCGCTTCAAGGTGCTGCCTTAACAGACGGTGCTGGTGAAGCTATTGTAAATCCTCGCCAAAGACTACAAGATAGAATTACTCATTTTGAATCTTTTGCGGGGCGAGGTACTCCGTTCTTCGGATCTGGGCCTATAAAATATATGTATTACGCCGATCCTATCGGTACAGACCTTCCAGGGATTGTTTCTGTTGCTGCTAATGGAACTGTAACAGGTAACAGTACTAACTTTAATGGATCTACGGGTGCAAATGATCCATTTACTCCCCATGTTTTAACAAATGGCGACTATGTAGATGCATATAATTCAAACAACGAAAGGGTCGGAAGATATATAGTTAGCGGAAATCCATCTAGCAAGACGGCAATGACCGTTACAAATGCTGACACAGGCGCTATTACCGCTGTGTCTAACGTGTCATTAAAAGTAATATATTCTCACACTAGCCCACCTCCATTTTTTACAGAGCCAATAACCTCTACAGCATTTAACGCCCCAGATCATATTCCCAATATCTCACAACTCGAATATACTCATAGAATAGGTAGTAGCTCTACAGGAAGCTTTGTGCCTACAAAGTACAAAGAAGATTGGTGGGAAGGAGATTATGAAAGAGATTTCAAAAACCCTATTAGTAACCCCTATCAAGCATCTGGAGAAAATGCAGATAACGATCCAACTTTTAACATCATTAAAGACGGAAATAAAAACTATGGGCTATTACTCAATGACTTTCCTATTGATAAAAATCTAGGAATAAGATACGACTTTTATTTAAAAAAAGATTTTGTCGGAGAGTATTTTAAGTGGGCTGTACAAAAGTACGGAGAGGTTAAGATCGATGTTTACAAGCAAACAGGAATTGCTTCTAACGGCAATCCTCAAGGGTCTTGGATAACTGTTTTAGATACAACTGATGAGAGCACTTATCACGTATTTATTGACAAAGAAGAAAGTACACAAAACTTTGCAGAATTTAGAGAAGTGTATATGAACGGCGGCTCTAATTTTGAAGCATTAGCCACTACTTCTGAAGCAGCATTTTTAGATACAAGAGATACTTATACAGACTTAGAAGATACCGAGATCTCTAATTTTGACAACGAGTTTATTCCTGTTATTATTAGATACTGGTACGGACAAAATACTTTTAACAAAAATATAACAACTATTCCTGAGCAATCAAGATTAACACCTGGTGGAACAACTCCTTCTGTTAACTTTGATCTTAGAGAGTTTAATCTTTCTGAAGTTAACCTAGGTGGAACTATAAGCACATTAACAACTGCAGGAGTAGTTACAGGAGTTGGAACTGCATTTACTACAGACCTTGCAGTTGGAAGCAGAATAACTATAAATAGCAAGTCTTATAAAGTAGTTTCTATAGACAGTGACGTAAGCTTAATTATAAGAAATCCTGCAGAAGATAATTTCACAGGGCAGAGCTATATAGCTTCAACTGACAGAACCCATAAGCAAGCATGGAATAATTACTATACCCACGTTAAGGGTACTTTTGCAGGTGGTGTAGTAACATTAGATAATAATTATACAGGAGCAGGAACACAAAATAGTTTAGCCAATATGAATCGTAGATTTGATATTGTTGCATATACTATCGCAGGAAATGCTCCCACAGGCTTAAGTAATACAAAAAATATTTTAAACTATAAATCTGAATCTCAAACCAAATATGACTTCGGTCCTTCTAAGAGTAATTTTTACGAGGGAATAAGAGTAGATGGCGGAAGTGGCGACTGGACTGATCTTACTTTTACAGTATCTGGTATTTCTATAGCAGAAAATGCTATAGTTCACATGATGATTCAAAATAATCCTCTCAAAACTGAACCTCCAAGAATAGTACCTGCCAGTAACTCTAATTTTACAGACGTTGATGAAATTGATAATGGTAGCGGCCGGGCTCTTTGGGTTGAATTTGTTTATTATCCCGATGAAAAAGGTACATACGAAGACGCAGGCGATCTCTTATCTAATGGAGCAGGGTATTCAGAAATAGATCCAGAAAAGCAAGCTCTAGAAGAAAGAAGCGTTTATTTTGGGTATAAGTACGGCGTGCTCCCTGAAACAAATCAATATACCTCTGCAAGGTACGATGGATTTTTAAGAAACACAATTACAAATGCTGTTACGAACAGAGACTATGATTATAACCATCCCAAACTTCTTGCAATAGGAAGGCAGAAAAAAGACACGGCCATTAAGCCTTTGCAAACAGGAGAAATAAGACCTGATGGCGCTAACTACACTTTCTTCATGTATGAGGCTGACGCATTCAATAACGGAGGTAGGGTTCAAATTCTTGCCGGGCCTGTTAATAGCTTAGCCGCAATATTTGCTCCAATAGCAGCTGGAGTAGACGCATCTTCAAGTCCTGGTAAAATACTTCATAGCACAGACAACGTTAATACTTTTTCAAATACAAATAAGCAAAACATAACAGCAGCTGCTTCTGTTGTTACTCAAGGTAGTGGGTCTAATAATTACGGCATCTATCAAGAGGAATTTTTAGGAGGCCCGATTCTAGTTGCAAGAGGAAGCGGTACAGCAGGAGACTACAGCGCCGTTTGGTCTATTTCAAACATGGGAGACCCAGAAGGCAGAAACACTATCAACAAGACCTTATTCCTTGCTTATGTTTCTCAGGGGGCTGGGATCAACGCCTATTTTCGCGAGTTAATTAACGCGGAAAGACCTAGCGTCAAAGCCTCTTCTATCACATTAATAGGAGGAGGTCCGACACCGTCAATCCAAAATGCTGGTTTATTTGCCGCGGACTCTTCTAACTCATCTAGAACAAATCAAAACGCCGTTCCTTATATAAGCTCTAGGGTTGCCCTATACGCCTCAACGGATTCTGCTTATGCTACTGTCTTAGCAGAATATGACGTTACATCCTATACTGCTAGTTCTACTACAGTAGCTTTAAATAGAATAACAGGAACAGACCAGCCCGCCGGAACTTATAGAGCAATAGTTTATTACAACTACTTAAAACTACCACAAGCTCTTCATACTTTAGATTGGACTGACGAAAACGGAATAGACAAAACAACTACCTCTATACAAGACTCCCCGACGTATAGCGGAACTAGCAACAACATGATTATTAACGGAGTGTATAGCACTTCGGCAACCTACTCTAGAGTTGATAACGGATCAACTTTGTCGTTTGGCGACGCACTGCTAATCGAGCCAGGAAGCAACACTAGCTCTGCTATAAGTCCTTTTAGCTCACAAACAGAACTTCCCTTCCCGCCTTCTGCAGCAGTAACACCCTTCGGGTTTGATAAGTCTTCTAATGATATAAACAACCCAGGATTGGGAGGTATTTGCTATCCTCCTATTGATGCTCCAGCAGATCCTGCACTTTCAACTCTTGCTATTGAAGATGCTGATCTATATGGCCGATCTGGCGGAACATTAAGAAAAGACGAGGGACATTATGATACTTACTTTGGAGGTAAAAATTTAACTAATATTGGCTTGGCGTCTATAACAGTGACAAGAGGGTTTGTGTTTGATTTCCCTACAGACAGCTATAACGATATCATCACAACGCCTTCCTCTGCACAATTACCTATATTTTCTTCCAACTCCTACACTCATAAATTAAGAGTAGAACTTACTCCGTACATTGGAGAGCCTAGTACTACTTTTGCTAACGCTACAGGGTTGTTTTTAAGATCAGAACTTTATAATAATCCTACGGGTGCAAGTCCACTGACTTCTTCTGACCAAAACCCCCATATTTACAACGACGTAACTACGTACTACTCAACTCAAGAGGCTGTAAAAGAAGCAGTGTACTTATTTACTAAGTCTTCCTCTATCAATCCTACATCAGAAACTGACGTTAGCCTAATATCAACAAGTTCTATAAACTTTGTTTAAGGTAGATATCTAAATAGAGGTACTAAGTAAGTATTAACGTTCCCGCTACCATTTTGAGCGGGGAGAGCTACTGTTGATACTGATGGGGCATTTTCTTTATGGAAATAAAACGCTCCGTCCGCGCCTAGATAATGTGATTCGCTATTGGCTGTTCCTAAGCTAACTGGTTGAATGCGTTGTCCCAAGGTCGCAACTTCTGTGTTAAACGCGTAGGCTGTGTTTGAACTATCAGTATCCTGAGCAGAAACAGCGTACGTACTGCCAAGGTCTGGATTTGTAATATTGCCGGCATTATTAAGAGTAAGGAAAGGTTTGTCTTTTGTAGAAAACGCTCTTTTATACTCAGTACCCACCTTAATAAATATTCCAGGAGCTCTGTACTTAACGTTATTATGGAGTATTTCAAATCTTCTCCCCCCTTCAAATGCAGTTTTTAATTTTGCTCCTGTTATCCAGGCATTATTAGGATTTAGTATGTAGTCTTGGTCTCTAAGTACGAGCCTCTGTCTAAATCTTGCGCTAACTCCTACAAACCTATTAAACTCAAATCCTAGATTGTTTCTGCTGTCTGTTTCGGTAAGAGGTAGCCTTGTATTTTGAATAGATAGCTCAGCGTCACTTGTAAGTCGGGCAGCAAGTTCTTGTAGTCCATTTATCTCTCCGACAATTCGACCTCCTAACTGATATCTGTTTACATATTGTTCCAACGCTACAGCAGAACCAGAAAATCTTAAGTTAAATATATTTCTAACATCTACTCCATCAAATCTTGCAATTCTAATTTGCCTATCTTCTACGCCCTCATTAAACTGCGTTTCATCTTTTTCTTTATCTAAAAATATGTATTTTGATTCTAAAGAGTCATATAAATAAAACCCATCAGGGCCGCCTTTTACAACATCATATAGATAATTTACAACAAAAATACTTGGTTTGTTTCCAGAATATAGATAATCTTCTTGTTTCTCTAAATATAAAGCACCGTTACCTGATGTGTTAGAGACAACGCCTTCTTTTACTAATAGTCGTTCTCCTAGAATATACCCTGTTCCTCTAGAAGTAAATGTAATAGAGGCAATCTTAAACCTTCTTGTATAGAATCCTGTATAGTACGATAGTTCTTCGGGTGCGTTGGTGGGGGGTAGTAGTAGTGTTCCAGACTGGTTCTCGCTGCTTTGCTGAGGAGTTACAAGCGTATATTCTTTAACTACATTATTAGCAAAAGTAACTTTTACAAGTACATTAGTACTTAACGGGCTACTACCAGAATCCGCTGTATAGTTCCAAGTACCATTTGCATTCATCTGGAAGTCGTGGCCTGTTCCAAAAATGTTATTAGCAGGAGAACCAGCAGCATAGTCTGAGCCATTTAGTCTATAGGTAGTGACATTTGCTGTAGCGTAAATAGTTGGGTCTATTACAAATTCTACTGTTGCTAGGGCATTATTTGCTCCGCTTTTCTCCCCCTCTAAAACAACTCCTGAAACAGTTACATTAGAAATTAAATTTTCAACTTCTCCTTGAGAGTTTGTTTGTCTAAAGAAAAATCCGTCTCCAGAGTTATTAATTTTAATTTGAGGTATAGATCCGTTCTCAGAGTATATGGGACCATAAGCCTCGGCGTCACCCCCTACCCCCAGAGTATAAGTATCAAAAAATACTTTATTTCCAGTAGCAAAAGTGTAGTCTTTTGTAATAAATTTTGTTCTCTTTACTGCTTGATCTTGGTTATTAACTTTAGTTTTAAAAGTTTGAGAAGCAAGCGCTATAAGTTGAGCAGAAGGATTTGACTGAGACTCCGTACCGCTATTTACAAGAGAATTAATCTGAGAAGATAAAGAAAACAATTCTATATCATTTTCAATTCCCGGCGCATCTAATTTTTGAAGGGCCTCTTTAAGGTTAATGTCTCTTTCAGAAAGATTTAATTTTTTACTTAATCCTGCCATGTGTTATTTCTCCTATTTATACATTAAACGACGGGAACATCAAACAAGTCTATGGTTATCCTACTCGAGTTTAATTCTCTTAATTTTGTTTTTAATGGGTCCTCTGCTCCACCGGAAAGAGTATCAAAGATATCGTTTAACTGCCAATTACTATAAGTTCCTGCAGAGATATCTGGTTTTGTTGCTTTAAGTTTTATTCTGAGATCTCTTAGTCTATTATCACCCATAATTTCATATACATCATAAGCGTCTTGAATAATTCTTCTGATAGACAATCTACTTAGCGGATTATTTTCTAAGTTAATGGTTACTATTTCTGCTCTACCTGTAAACCCAGCATTTGAAGCTCCTGTTATATTTTGAAGGGTCCCCGTCCTATAACAAGTAAGCAAATTACTTTGTAAATCTAAAATTCTTAACCTTCCCTGCCCAGTGTTTTTAAAATTAGGAATAAAGCCGCCTAAAGAGCAATCCTTCATGTAAATATACTCTACATTAGGACATCCGTTAAAGAACCCATCGCATTCAATGGCCTTTCTTCTAAAAGTAACAGATGTGTCTGAACTATAATTTAATGTTATACCTTCTCCTGTAGAGTTTGCTCCTACTACTACAATATACTCGTAGCTAGGATCTTCATTAAATACGGATCCAACTCTGCCTTTTAGTTGCCCACCAATATACACTTCATCACCGACTCGAACATATTTTTGCAAGTTAGTAACGCCTGCAGTTTTAAGAAGTATATTTCCAGCAGATTGCGGGGCTCCTTTATAAGCCCTAGATTTAAATGTAGTAGAGCCTGAAACCCACTGTTCTTGTGAAATATTCCCGTACTCAGAGGTAGTACTCTTGTCATCCCAGTTTAATGGCGCAAGAGCACTAAACACTGGCTTATTTTGCTTAGACGTATCTTGTGCCCAGCTTGATGGATACTTCGAAAGTAGAGAATCTGTTGTATAGAATCTTTTTAATATAGTGCTTCCGCTATTAATATTTAATGGGGCCATGTCTGGAACAATTGCTCCACCAACGTTTGTTCCAGAATACCTGATATAGATTTCCTGTACTCTTTTTGTTGATTTCACAGATAAAGCGCTTAGATCAAAGAATCTATTATTTTCAGCGCGCATTCTAAGCGCTAACGACTCACTTGCGCCCTGGGCTACTCCTGGAATTCTGGGGAAACGTCCTGACCAGCGCCCTGAGCTAATCGAAAGAAAAGCCATTTTAGTAAGCTTATCAAAGTCGTTATACCTAAACTTCATTTCATAATTTCTATTATTATTGATTTCTAAGGCCCTAATTACGGTCTCTGTAGTAGGGTGGAAGAAATTGAGCGGAAATATATATTTACCGGGTTCATTGGCTCCTGTGCCTCCCTGCGAGATTGAAAGACTACCTTCTGCGTAGCCCTCCCAATCAATTGCGCCAATATTTATATAATCTAATTTTGGGCAATCTTTAACGCTAAATAGTCTGCCGGTCCATCCACTGTTATAAGAAGCAATCGTTCTTAATTCCGACGCTTTTACAAAATCGTTCGAGTCGGTTGTGGTGGTAGTCGTACCAGGATTATATCTAATTTTTCTTTCTGGTCCATGAGCCCTAGTGTAAGTAAGATTCAATGATTCTAGTTTTTGCCAAATAAGAGAAGATCCTGTTGCTAAGTTAAAAGCTATGTCGGTTTGGACGAAATCAATAACTTTAGCGTTAGTCAACCAGCCGGACCATGCCGTTGCCGCGCTAGTAGCTGCGTGACTGTATCTATTAAGAGCCGTTCCTCCGATAGTATCTGTGACGTTCATAACGCGTGCGGTGGTATTGGCCGGGTCGTTAATATTTCCAACCATTGTATCATCTGTGCAAATGCCTCCAGCAAAGTTATTACTGTTGTAACCTAGATGGTCGACATTCCATGTAATTACTTTAAATTGTCCTATGAATTGTTGTTGTTGATCGGCTGTATCTCCAGATGCCCATTGAATATTATCGCCGACATCCCGCATACTCCCACCAACTTGTGTCTGCCAAGAATAGTTTATCGAAAACTCCTGGTTGTTATTATTTAATTTAGGAATATTTCCGTATAGGTTTTTAACCCCGTTTTGAGATGTTGATATATCTATCTCTCCAAGATTGGGGAAAATAACAGAAAAATCTGGATTTGCAACTTTAAACCTTGAGCCTAATCTCAATATCCTTAGAGCAGTGAATCTTCTGATACCATTTGCAAGACCTGCTGCTCCGGTAAATGAGCCGTTATTGCCAGGGTTTAATCTTGTTTGATGGAGGAGGTGGCTTCCGGCCGTTGCAGTTGATAAAGTTCCGTCATACGAAGCTTTCTTTACTCCGCCACCGCCTGCTTCAAATCCGCTATATGCTAGTATCTGTACCCCGGTCTGAACGGGAATGTTGGTGCTATTGTAGCTATTATATAGGTTTGGGTTAGTTTGCCAGTCGAACCATTCAATAATACCTTGGTCCCAAAATCTATTACCACGCAAATCTAGTTCTTCTAAAGTAAAGTGGTTTACCTTTAGCCACGTAGGAATGGTGGAAAGTCTATTATTCCGACAAGAAAATACTTTTAAGTTGTCGAACCCAAGTAAGCCTAGATCAGGAGTATTATCGTCCTCTTCTATTCCTAGTCCTTCCAACCTTAATTCCTCTACAATAGAAGGAGCACAATAGATATATAAATAAGCATCCTGGTTATTTCCAGTCTTTCCGGTGGTATTTATACTTCTAGTCATTGTGTTTCTAGAAGCTTCTAGAGAATTATTAAAAGTTTCTCCTGTAATTTTATAATTATCGCTTTTTCTTCTAAGCTCGTATCCAAAATAATATGGAGAAGGAGCGTTCCGAGTAAAGATTGTAAAGCTTGCAGAGTTGTTAATCTTAACTGGGACTCTTAGCGGAGAGTTTTTAGAGGCAAGAGCGTCTACAACCTGCAACGAAGGACTAGACGTGTTAGGCGTTTGCATATAAACGGGAACCTTCACAATATTTGTAGGGCTTTCCGTAATACCGCCTTTAGGAACAAATAAATTTTTTGCTAATTTGAGACTAGAGTAGTGGCCTCTTCTTCTTACTCTTAGGGTTCCTCCATAGGAAGCATTAGTATATCTTCCATTTGTGTCTCTTTCTGCATTAAATAAACTTTCTCTAGAGGTAGATACTGTTGCTGTCGAAAGGTTTCCTTTTTTGTCTTTAAATTTATATTCTATTGCGTTAGCGGCTATTCCGCCATGAAGCATTATAATGTTATCAGAGTACTCGGAAGTAAGAAGGCTGCTTTTATCATTTTCTCCTATGTCTTTATTACTTCTAATCTGATTTTGAACGTCAATAGTTACTGCCTCGTCTGTTTGTTCAAATAACGCAAGGCTATCGATCACTCTTTGATCAAGCCCAGCAATAAGTCTAATGTCTTCTTTACCCAGTCCTTCTGCAGCTAATCCTCTAATCTCATCTAAAGACTCTGGTGGCAAGAGCAAATTTCTTAAAGCTCTGTCCTGGTCTTCGGGATAAATTTCCGATAAGTTTAAACGATCAACAAAACCGATTTTTGGCCTTGTTGCTTGCAAGAAACTAAAATATTCTGACATTTTAAATTACTGTTCTTTATAGTTAAGAGTAACGGACATTCTTCCAGTACCGGCTTCTCCGGCTAAGTTAACATCTCTTGCTATCATAAATAAGGCCTTATTACCCCAGAAAGTAGGAGAAACAGACTCTGCGTTAATATTAAAGAGTTCTTTTAGGCTAATCTCTGTAGGAGTATCTTTAGAGATAAAGAAACTTCCTGCTGGGTCTCCTGAATCTTTAAACTTAAGGAACCTGAGTGGATAATCCCCAACACCTGAAAAGCCTGCTCCTGAAAGGGTAGTACGGCTAATAAAGCTTGCGCATTTTTTAGGCTTATATTCTGGGTCAGAACCAGTTGTTCCATCGGTTACATCGTAGTAAGAATTGTTTAAGACCGGAACTAATGCGTCAGGTTGAGAGAAAAGTTGAAGATGTTTTGTTGCAGCGTTTGACTTGTCTGAGCCTCCGCTATGAACTTGGTCAGAAAGGTCTGTACTAGTGCTAACAGTACATCCATGCGGAGTAAAAGGAAGCTGTACAATACCGTTTGAAGTATTTTTTCCAATAACTATAGATCCGATTTCGGCCCCATCTTTAAATCTTGCAAAGACTCTAAATGGGAACGCTGTTGCTGGGACGACTTTTGATGCTTGGAGTTCCGCTGTTTTAGTTACCAGAGAAGTTTCATAGATACTCAACTGATTCCAAGCTGCTTCTACTGTTAGTCCGTTTGTTAATGCAAGACTATTAGGATTAGTAATTCTTAATTTGTATAGTACTTGATTACCTGTACCTACAGTTCTTTGTTGCTTACCACCAGAAAAAACAGTACCTAGGAATACTTCGCCGGGGTCTGTACTTAGATTAAGTGTAAATGCAGAATTAGGATTTGGTGTACTTGCATTGTTGACTAATGCACCAAGCTCATCAGGCCATCTATCTCCAGATACTAAGTATAGAGCGGTGCCTTCAACACTAACGGAACAAGATCTTAATTGACGTTCTACTTTGCAGAATAAAGCTCTACAAGATCCTCCGTCTTCTCCTGGGACACCTGGTAGTTGAGTATCAATTTCACCTAGATAGTCCCAGAATATTTCATTAACTTCGAGTCCGTCGGGCGACCTATTTGCCCTTCCATTTTGATTTAACATCAACACGTTAGTTTCTAAGGCCGGATCCTCAAAATCAACAGGAAGCCCTTCGTAATAAAGATAATCGTCTGGTTTTGGATTTGCCTTATCTTTTACAGCCCATTCATCATTGCTATTTTGAACAACAGCAACAGGTAAGTTTGAGTAACCAGCACCAGTGTCATCATTGCTATTATAAGTATTAGCGTAAGTTTCGTTAGGATTTAACACCCCAAACTCTGGTCCGTCTAAGGCACGATTTAGTAGAGACTGAGGATAAACAAAATTACTTGCGCTTGCCACTGGGTCTTCAGTGGCTATATCTCTAGGGAAAGTAATTCCAATCTGATAATCTGCAATGTGTCGGTTATCGCATCCAGGTGCGCCCTGAGAACAAGCAACTGTGTCTAAAATAGCATTTGCCGCACTAACACTATCGTAATTTTTACCAGATCTAGAGGTAAAGAAAATATAAAACTCGTCGGCCTCAATAGGTACCGTAGAGATCATTGTGGTATCTTTTCTGAAGTTGGAAAGTTTTGTTACTATTTGCTTAGAAACAGTATCGCCATTGCCATCTAGCTCTTTATATTTATAGAGAAGTTGAGATTCCTTCCAGTCATTGTCTCTGTACGAACCTTCCCAAACTGAATCGTTATCAGTTCTTAAAAGTATTGCTTCTGTGCTATTATAACCTTGAGGACTATTCTTATATTGATCCTTTGGATTTACATAGGCTCCGTAAACGTCTTCTGCAATAATATGGCTAGCAAATAACGTGCCTTCGTTTCTTTCCCATCCACTATCGCCTCCTACGCCCCAGTTGTTAAGTTCAGGAAGGTTATCGTAAGAGTCTGGGTAAGTTGCAGAATCTACTCTTCCTGCATAGGAAATTGTAGGAACCGGGGAAGTTTCGTCTCTACCAAGAGACTGTAAAGCGCCGGGGTCTCTTTGATAATAATTAATTGAAAATTTTCCTCTAAAGGTTTGGGATTCTTTAACATCGCATCTATAGCTTTCTTGGAAAGTATATGCGTGCTCGCTGCATCCAAATTGATTTACAAACTTAATTTCTGTGTCTCTTGTTGAGTATATCGAAGCACTTACAGGAAATATCTCTTTTTTATTAGGTAATACGGATCCTTCGTTATTTACAATTTCTTTTTTAGACTTAATTCCAAGCACAGTTCCCCATTTAGATATGGGAAATTCTGCAGTTGTAGGAGGAAAGTCAGCAGATGTTACCTCAGGTAAAAATCTTCCAGAGGCATTTCCAGACTCAATACTTACAGTGCCTTCGTCGCCACCATCGATGTAATAAGAAGCGCCGTACTTTTCAACAAACTGAGGTAGCTTTAGAACAGCGGGGCTTTCAACAAATACTCTGTACTTAAAAAAGAAGAAAGGATCTTGCAAGCAAGGTTGACCGATCTGGTTCTCAATAACTAAAGTATGAAGAGTTACCCATCTTGATTCGCCAACCTCTTGAGGAATGTAAGCATAGAATCTAGCTCCGATAGCGCCGTACCATCCAAACTCGATCTTATACATGGTGACCGTGTCGGGGTTGTAAATATATCCGCTATCTCCTGTAGAGTTAAGAGGGTCGCCGTTCATATTTCTTTGAGAAATTACTGTCTCAAAAACTTTATAAACCTCGCCTTCTTCAACTCGATTTTCTAATGCGTTTGTTTCGTCTTCAGTTAGCTCATCTACATATTGTGCAATACCAGTGATCTTATCAATGAAGGCTTCTCTTTCTATGTACCTTGCCGCACTAAATAGCTCTGTGTTACCTAGAGAAACTGTAGATCTTCTAACAATAGAAAAGTCTGTTCCGTCTTTAAATCTAAAGAAATAACCATCAGAAAAGTTTTCTACACCAAACTCAAGAACTGTACCCGGCCCGGCGCCTTCTTCTGACACTCTAACACCGTACGTAAATCCGCTAATTCTACCAGGTTGATATCTAAATGCTCTTTGAGACTGCAGGAACAGACCGGCATAACTAGATGGTCTAGACCCAATTATATTTCCTTCAGTTAGTTTATTACCTACCTGAGCAATTCTGTCATCGCTTTGTGACTTGGGCCAATCACTTCCAAAAATTAGAGACGTATATGATTGTGTCTTATCTGTAATTAAATAATAAGGAAGCTTGTATTTATACTCTGGTGTGTTTACTCCAGGCTCTGATTCTAAAACCCTAAACTCCCAGTCTTTAAGATCTTGAGGTAAAGAATTATAGTCAATACCCCAGTACTCTTGCCAAATTTCTGTGTTATTATTGGTTTTTAATCTGTAGTGGCCCTTATTAGGCTCTTCCCAAGTGTATCTTGTTGTTGCAAAGAAAAGTTTTCCTGGATACACATCAACTTCTTCAAACTCCGGTCCTTCAAGAATAGAGTTCCAGGGTGCTTGAGTTATATCAATTTTTATAACTTGATTTGCATCGTCTTCATTAGATTCATCAGCACTAAAGTTACGAAGCTCTCCTAAAGGCAAAGAAGGGATAAAAGAATCTGGTATCCTTGATTGGTCGACATCCGTCCAAATTTGGTCCCAATAAAGCGGATCAAAATTTCCAGAGGCATCTTTAGGATAACCAAAGTCTATGTAGTTTACATTAAATCTTTTTTTCTCAACGTCGGTAAAATTATTTACCATGTGAGCAATAATGTATTGAGCTATTAAAGTCTGTAAGTATTGACCTTGGTTTCTAGATATATCTCCGGTGTATACTCCTCGTGTTAAATTTTCTAAAACTCTGTTGCCCGGGTTTCTATAAGGTACTGCATAAGAAGTTAAAACAATCGAAGACCCAGAGGCATTATCGCGATTAATAGCGGCACGGTGAGGTCCTGCAGGAGAGTTCTTGAATTCCCAGTAATTTTCTTGTTGATTGTCTGGAAAAAAGTCATAGGCTACCCAATCTTTTTTATCTAGTCCGTAAGACGAAACATTTCCAAATATACCTTGTTGTGTTTCAGCTCTATTAACTCCTAAAAGAGACCTACTAACTTCACTTTGTAAGGGAAACTGCTCTCCGATGGGTAGAGTAGCGGGGAAACCTTTACTAAATTTATTTTTACTAGAAACTCCGAGTTTTTTGTACGTGTCAGGATCAGTAACAACTGCTAGAGATCCGTCCTTAGAATAGTCTTTAGGATAATAGACTTTCTTTTCGCCTAAAAGTACTGCTCCTGATTCATTAAATAAAGAGCCACCAGCATAGCTAATTAATTGTAGCTCTTTGGTAAAGCTTCTCGGCGATTGCTGATGAGCTTTGATCTTTTTAAGCGCCATAGATCACTGTTCCTCCCAGGTAATGGCAGTATTTACATAGAATGGATTGATGTTAGTTAGAGTCGGTTCAGAATTAATATTGTAATGTCCGTAAACGTTAATAATATCAACCTCGTCTGTTAGAGGGAAAGAAAGATATTCTTTATTGTATGCAAAATAGTCTTGGAGATCGAATTGATATCCGCCGGCGTTAGCATAATAAGAAAGAACCTCGACGCCTGTATTTGTAACAGGGGTTAATTTTAAATCTTGTCCGATTCTTACTCCAGATAGGCGGGTGATTTCCTCCCAAGTTACAAAAGAAGAAGTATTAGAGGTATCCAGCTTATCCCATTTTGTTTGGTCTCCGTAGTCTGTGTGTGTTTGAAGAGTGGTGTTTGCGATCTCTGTAAACATTTCCCAGCCGGTACCGGCATATGTTGCGGGATACTCAGTAACCTGGAGATGTCTTTCAGGTAAGAAAGATCCGGCAATTCTTACTTCGTCTGGGTAGGAGTAATACTTGGAGAAGTAATAATTATTTCCCTCTCTATAAAGTCTTCCAAGAACAGGGAACCAAGAAGTTTGTACAATATCGCTATCGGTAAAAACGCCATTTGTTGGTATTGCCTGGCTTGCAGATGTGGTGCCTAAGAAATAACCATAAGTGTATTTTCCATCTGCTAAATAAGTACTAGGATTAGTACCGGTATTCCACTCAACTTCAACCGGCGCAGTAGATCTTCCGGTGCTTACAACGTTGTTAGTTCCACCAACTTCTTTGACTGTTGCAGTGGCTCCAGAGCCTCCGTAAATATGAGTAGTTCCAAGAGAACCAATATTACTTACAATCTTAAGAGGGTTCTTAACTGTACGGAGATTAAGAACATCTCCTGTTGTTCCACCAGAGCATCCAGCACCAAGTTTGATAGGATAGATCTGAAGTCTATTTCTTACACCCTGGCCTTCTCTATTAACAATAAAATCTTTTGCTCTTAGGCTCATTAGAGATTGCTGAGCTCTAGGTACAACTAGTTTTACATTAGCAGTATTGGAACTTCCTGGAATTCCGTTTTCAAAATATAACTTAATGTCACCGTTGCTATCTTGGGTTATCCATTTAACCTTCGAGGTAATATCTCCCTCGATATAAGCGCCCATAAGGCCAATTGCAGTGTCCTTGTCAAAGCCGTATCTTGCATCAACGTCAGTCATGCCGCTTCCAGCTTTAATTGTTAGGAACGCGTTCGAACCAGATCTTGTGTAACCGCCATCGGCAAGATTTGCCCCTCCAAGAAGATTTACAAATCCAGGTGCCACTTCGCGGCGATAATCAGAAGCCTTAGAAAGCAGTCTTACGGTTCCTTTGTCCCCGCCATCAATATAGTAAGAAGCACCGTACTTGACAAGTGAATTACCTTCTGTCGGTTGAGTGCCTATCGGAGATCCGTAAACCAAGTACGTAATTGGCAGGGTTGCGTTACCAAGAGACGCCACTGCGTGCTGGTTAGAAGCTCTGATGTGGTGTACTCTTACCCATCTTGCTTCGCCATTTTCGATGGGTACGTAGCAGAGGAACAAAGCACCAACAGCACCATACCAGGAGAATTCTGTCTTCCACATGGTGACTTTTGTAAAGTCGATGTTGTAAGCGGAAGTTGTTTCAAATGGAGTTCCGTTTGCTAAATTGATCTGTTCTCCTGGGCGATTAATACCATCGATGCTTCCAGTAAAAGAGTCAGTGGCCGCAGTGTTAATGTCACTCTGTCTAACTACTCTGGTTTGCCCATCGAGTTTATCACCAGAGAACATTGCTCTAACTGGTCGCCACTCGTAGACCATGCGGTAGGGCTTAGGAACACAAAGGTTATACCACTCTTTAAGAGTTACGTTGCCATATTGAGCTCCGTCTGTTCTGTCCCTTACTGCCTGAGGAAGAGCATTATTGCCATTTGTAAGCTCACTACTAGAGATCCTGGTGCCAGCAGTACCGCCAGCAGCTCCGGCGCCTTGAATATTAACTAAAAGGTGCCAAATCTTTTTCTTAGTGTTATTTGTTAATGTGCTTTGCGCTCCGGTTTCCCAATAATTTCCGTTTGTATAAGCGTAGTTACCCGAGGAATCCCAGAAATCAGAAACTCCCTGAAGACCAGTAAAATCAGATGGGAAAATATTATTACTTCCCTTTCTATTAAAGTTAGAGATTATCTGATAGAAGTTACAGTGTGCGTCTGCTCTGATATATCCTCTAGAAACAGAAGTATCTTCAGGAGTTAAAGGCTCAACAGTATCTTGGTCAAATGGGAACATGTGCTTTCTGTTCTCCATGTGCTCTTGCCAATCTGTACCGTCGTCATAAGCTAATCTAACAGCATAATCGGAGTTAAAATTTTTATTTTTTAATTCATTTTCTGGAGATGAAGCGTTATCAATAGCTCTTACATCAGCAGGAGAATAAACAAGGCTAGGATCGTTGATGGCAGCGGCAACATAGATAAGACCGTCTCTAATGATTACTGGATCTACTCCAACCTCGCCAAAGTTGGTATTGGTGTGGAAGGTTGTATCGGGGCTACCTGCAAGAGGATTACCTAACCATCCCCCGGTTGTTCCATAACCGGCAGGCTCTTGAGGGATAATAGCCTGAGTCCTTCTTACGCATCTAAAATTATTTTCTACTCCGCTGTTTGCTACTTCAAAGTAATATCCGTCAAACTTATCAAAAATTCCCCACTTTTTAATAGAAGGTGCGCCTTTCATCTCATCTGTTTCAGCGCCAGTAAGATTCATCTTCACACCCATCGTAGAAGCCGAAACTCTACCCGGCTGGTAGCGGAAGAAACGCTTTGAGGTTAAAATTGTGGTATTACCATTAGAAGAAACTAGTCTTGCTCCGGCCTCTTCTGGAATATGCTCTACACCGTCTGTAGCAACACCGTTGCTATTTAAAGTAGGATCTAAAGGTATAGATGCCCATTCTGTTGGGTTTACATCGTAAGTATTAACGTCTGCAAAAATACCTAGAGCAACCTCAGCTCTAGGGATACCTAGGAGCGAAAGAGCAACTTCTGACTTAACTAAATTTTGTTCTTCAACGGGTATTGGCTGTTGGTCTTCTGCAAAAACAACAGGCAGCGAATTAGCCGCTGGTTGTTGCCCCAAGGGCACTGGGGCAGTTTTTCCTACGGATACTTTTGAAGCCATATTCTTCTATGTAATAACGGAAAATCGTAATATCTATAAGTATCTTTAATCTAATCAATCAGATACGTAGACATTTCCGTCAGCAATGAAGTAATTATCTCTTACAATTTTAATTGAGGCTCCTCTGGTAATTAATGTTTCGTTTCCGTTAGGGAACGCGCTACTTACATCGGAAGGAATAGCCAAGGTAAGACTAGAATCAGCAGCAGTAGTTCCTAATATGGAATATTCGACGTTTTGATCGTTCCAGTTCTCAAGGTCGTTATTGCTATTTGCTACTCCAAAGGTAACAATCTTATCATTAGATCCTCCAGCTCCTCCTACAAAGAATAAGAATTTAAGGAAATCAGAGGTAGTTTCAAAGAAAAGCTTGATTTGAGTAGAGGAGATTGCTTTAATTTGCTTGAGAGGGAAATCTCCTAATCTTACTTTACCAGTAATTCTATACGAATAACCATAATGAGGATTAGAGCCATCAACGTCAATTAATTTATAGTTGCTGGTGCCTAAAATTGCGTTGCCGGCATTTGCATCTCCGTTGATAGTGTTTTCTCCTGCTGCAATATTAGCTATAGGTGCAGTTACACCAAAAATACCGGCTCTTAGCTGATCGACACTTTCAATAACTTTGAGATACGTTGTTGGAGAGTTTACATTAGGTATTGCATAATTTGCGTTTAATGCGTATACTTTTGCTTCCAAAGTTCCAACGGCAATGTCGACAGGAAGCTGGCCTTCTGTTACTGTAAAGTAGTAAGGGGCCATAGGAGTGCCTCTCTTAATTGCAATAGAAGCTCTGCTATAGTCATTTTGATATAGGTCAACAGACTGAATAACACTTCCAGAAGAGTTAAAGGTCAAGTTACCAGTAGCATTCCAGTTATCAGAGGCTCTTAGTAGTAATCCGGTATCGCCACAATTGTTAATGATATTATTGTTGATTACCGAGACATCAATACCTGTAAAGTCTGCAACCCCCGTGCAATTCTCAAATAAGTTACCTTGCGCAATGACCTTGTCAGTCTCTCTAATCTTAACAGGAGGCACATTGGGCTCGTAAGGCTTAGACATCTGGAAGATCTTAGAGTTCGTAAGATTTAGTTTTTCAGAGTCTATAGAATAAATTGCAGTTCCAGCGCCATTATAGAATGAACAGTTATCTATAGTTAGTAGATCTACATGTTCTAAAGCAAGCATGTCTTGGTATTTGCTAGAGATTCCATAAATGTCATTTGCAGGACTCTTTGTAGCAAATGTTTCTGTTTTGTTGCCATCAAATGCAAGATTGCTAAAGCTAATACCAGTAACTCTGTCGCTAGGATTACCCATAATACCTACCGAGCCGTACTTATCTTGAGTGTTAATAAACAAAGGGCCTCTCTTAATAATCGAAGATGTACCAACTCCTCTTAAAGAAATGCCATTATATGCGTCGTTTGTTCCGTTTTCGTTGTATAGTTTAACGTGGCCGACATTATAAGTTCCAGATGGGAAGAAAATATCTTTGATGATAAAGTCTTTTCCATAGTCAATTGCGTCTTGGATGGCCTTTGTATCGTCAAACTTAAATTTGACTGTAGTGTTTCCTCCGAATAACGGAGAAAGGTCTGCCTGGTTATTAAATGCGTCAACAAGCTCAAGAGCACCTGTAATCTCGTTTTTATATCTAATTTCTAAAGTTCTTTTTCCTGTTACTACTTTAATAGTAGGTCCAGCGTCGTTAGCAGCATAAGAAATTTGGTCGCTTAAAGAATCTGGAATAAAGAATCTAGAGTTACCTGCAACATAGTCTTCGTCCCAAGAAGCAATTTGAACAGCACCTCTATCTTGGAAGGTAATTGTAGACCCTGTTCCTACAGCATTATTTCCTGGTATACCGAGAAACTTAAGTACGCCATTATATCTTCTAAAAATTAAAGGTAGGTATTGGTTGCTAGATCTTTGAAGAGTAAACTGAATATAATTTTGCTCGTCAAAAGTAGTGTCTGGATTTGATAAAATATTATTCTGAGTAATTTCCGATCCGTAGGGAGATAGGACTCCTGTTTGTGGATTGAAAGGATATACAAAGTATTTAACTTCTGAGCCTGCTGCTCCTGTGCTGTCGTATATTGCGCCTACTGGAGTTGCATTAGGGCTTGTAAAAATAAAATTGTACAACGCCGAAGATGGCGTAGAAGTATTTTCGTAGAAAAATGCAGTAATCCTTCTACCGATTATAAAGTAGTCTTTTTCATACTCGTAAAAATCAGAAATTCCATTAAAGTAAATAGAGGTTCCTGCAGAATTAACACCGGAGACCGAACCGGTAAAATAACGATCGAGTCCTGTTGCTCCAAAAGATTTTACGTTAATGTACTGACTTTTGTTCCCATCAATTTGGACTACTGTATTTCTATAAGGGTCTAGACCAATATACCTCATGCCGAGAAATGGTGGATAATATAACTAATATATCTTTAAACAGCAACCTTTTGGGTTAAAGGATATGGAGATTATTTTAGTAGTATACTATGAACAAAGCAAGTTTTGCTCAGTTGATTGACGCTTACGCAGATGCAAAAGTAAGTGGTAATAAAATTCTTGTAAAAGCAATGATTGGAGAATTAGAAGCCGCTTTAAATTCTATTTTCCCAGAAGAACAAGCCGAAGAGCCTACTCTTGGAGAAGTCGAAATCACTCCTGAATAATGAAAATTACAAGGTTACCAAGGGGCAATGCTCAGTTCCCCAAAGAAAAAGACCCAGGTGATGTTGTAATGTTATCTAACGGAGACATCTTTACCTGGAGCGGAGGGCTATGGGCATTGCTCGGTGGAAGATTTATCAACGATGAAGTAAAAGAGTGGGTTTTAGGCTATTTAAAGAACGGCTGGCCTACTCTTTCGGAGGCTGGATTTGACCTACCTCAAATGCTAACTCTTACGGAAAATACCGAGGAAGATGAGAGATGGATTCGACTAATGTTAAATAATATGTTAAAATTAGCAGGTAGTCTAGAATCGGAGAAAATCTCTTAATGGGTAAAGCAAAAGTAAGGCTCGTCGGAGAGAAAATAGAAGTCGATAAGATTGACTTATCAAGGCTTACTGTTGATTGCCACGGAGTAGAGTACACCTCTGAAAACAACCTAGTATTTACGGATGTTGTCCGATCACATACAATGGTAGATATATTTGATCTATACTACGATGATGGCAAAACAATCAATAAAATCTGGGTGTTAGGGGGAAAACTAAATCCGAAACTAACCGAACCAGAGCTTGTATTTAGAGACTAAAAAAGCGGGTAGGGATTAAGTTCCCCGCCCGCTCTTCTTTTATGAGTTGGATCAGATGGGCCATCGGCCCTATCTGCTATCAGGCTGCAGGGACTTCATCTACGACTTCGGTAGGAGTAGCAACGGCCTCTTCGACTGCTTCGCCCTCGCCGCCTTGACCGGGCTCTTCGCCTAGCTGGAGCTGCATTGCCTCAACAGCTCCTTGGAGCTTGAGGGCGAGTTCTTGGCGTTGGGCCAAGGCGGCGCGGAGCTGGGAGATCTCCTTTTCGAGCTTTTCAAGCTGGGCGGTAAAGTTTTGCTTCAGATCTTGTGGTTCCATAAATAGTTCTCAGTACGCTATATCCTTAGACTAAAAAATAATCTTTGATGTAATTCGCCCCTGTTTCTGGAGTTGAGTCGATGATCATTCCCAGCTCTCTAAGCCGATCCATATCCACCAATTCAGGCTTCACCCACCAGTCCTCAAATGGGTACCAGTCGGTAGGACCGACGTCAGGGACAATAATCTCATAGCCAAGGGACCTTAGGTATCTGCGAGATTTTTCTCTGTATGTTTTTGAGATATCTACAGCGTGATCGTGTTCAAAAGTAATCACCCTAAACTTATACTCCTCAAATGGAATAGAGATAAGCACTTCAAAAGACGTAGAGGAGGGCTCAGTATCAATCTGTAAGTAATCAACTACGTTATCAAACTCTCCTTCTTTGAGTACTTTTTTATAATTGAGCTTAGTTGCATCGGCGCAAATCACAGGGTTGGAGCGCTCGGCCCTAAATTTTTGTACCTCGGGCATATCGATTTCAATGCTGGTGCCCTTCCACCCAAACTCTCTTTCGAGGATGCATGTATTGCTAAAATAAACCGGGTCTTCTGATCCGATTTCTAGGTACGTTCCGTTTTTCTTTCCATTGAGAACAGAAAGGATGAACATATCTTGGTAACATTGAGAATGGTTTCTTTTGAGCTTTTCTACTCCGTCAAACTTTACTCGGAGAGGCGAAAGATCTGTTTCAGCAATGTAAGGCACCCCGGCTACAGATGCCGGACCTACTCCCCAACGTTTAATATAATGGTCAAGAGCCTCTACGTCTTTGTAGTTGAGACAATCTTGGTGGTTATTTGCGAGATCTTGGAGAATCTTTCTAGATTCCACTGTTCGGCCCCATTCATAGGCTGAAATTGCCATGAGGAGGAGAAAGTTGCCAGGTGCCTTGTATCCAAGGCCCCCGCAGACATTCTCTGGAGTTGGGAGCGCATAGCCTATTTTGCTAAGCATGTACACCTCTGGCCAGGATTGTTTCTTTGCGTATATCTTAGAGAGGAGGAAATATGCTTCGGGACGTGTAGGGTCGATAGAGACTGCATATTTTAATATGGACTCGCAAGTGATGTCTCTACTTGGGTACTTGCTCATGCAAACAAATGCTCGGCATAGCGAGTTGTAAGCGATATTAAGCACGTGGGGATTATCTAATCCTTCTTCTTCGGAAAATTCTGACGCCCTGAGATAGAATGAAAACGCCGCGGAAAACTGATGTTGTTTTTCATACCACCAGGCTAACTCAAAATTTGCGTCAGGAAGCCTAGTAAATTTAATGTATTTTTGTAGCGGGGTTAGTTGCATAGCGATAGGACCTCGGAGAGCGCAATTTTAAGCATAAATGCGGTATTGTCTTGGAAGCCAAAAGTTATGAGAACTTTGGAAGGATCGGTGGGGTCGGTGGCCATTCCACAGCAAAATTCTACCCGTGCATCGGCAAAATTAAACGGATCGGATTTTGCCAGGAGGTCTAGGGAATTTGGATCGAGGAGGAGAACTCTGTGCGTATATACGGCGTTTTTACGGTTCTTCTCTGTGAAGAATAGATCGGTTTCGTGGACGATGTACATATACACCTCGCCCCATTGCTCGGTGGAAACACGGATTACTTGGGATCCGCCACGCAGATCATGGTGGGAAATACCAGGCATGAATCTACCGCTGTGGATTGTTCGAGTGGGTAGGCCGGAGGGGTTTACTTTTACTACTTCGAGAGGGTTTGACCACTTGATGAATTCGTATTGGCGGTCAAGAATTGGTACCCAGTTTTTCTCGCAGTAGGAGGCATTGGGGTCGGGGCCGGGGATGGGAATGCGATAGCGGGATACCTCGGAAACTTTATGGGAGTGAGTGTCGATGACTAACTCACTAAGCTCCATACGTCCTACTCCATTAGGAGTAGTGTCACGCCGGACTCCACAGAGATACATCTTATTACCCCATGCCACCAATCTCCCGTCTTCTAGGCCATGGAATTCCCACATCGGATCTGCATCGAGAGCAGATGTGTCCACAACGCTGTGCCATTCAACCCCAGACAAGTCTCTTTTCATTTTGCACAGGATGTTTGTGGTTTTGAGCTTTATGTCGTTTTCGGGATGGACGTATACAATTGGTCCCCAAGGATGCTCGAAATTGTTGTGCTCTGAGTGGTAGAGGATGTAGTTTATGTTACGTAGATTGACCCATACAGAGTTGGTGTTTGGGTCGGTGAGGACGGACGGGTTGGTGAGAGATGGGCCAAGGCTAGGGCCGATCGGCACGAGGAGGGGGATTAGGTCGCCCTTTGCTGAGAGGGGGGATATGGCCATGGGATATTATTTTTATATCTTTAGACCGTTTATTTTTATTTTTTGAGTGACTTAATAACTTTTTAGCCGGGCTAAAAGTCAGGGAACGGCGCAGTTGGTGGGGTGAAGTTCTGGGTATAGCGAGCGACACCTTTGGTGATGCGGAGGTCGTCGATGTATCCGTTCATAAAACCACCTAAAAGAGTACCATTGTATTCAAAAACACCCACTTTTAACGTTGACTGCGTAGAATCATTAGAGGTTTGGGTGTTAAAAGTAGTCGAACCTACCAAGGTGCCATCAACGAAAAGTCTAAAAGTTGACTGATCGTAGGATAAAGCAATGTGATGCCAAC